AAGCAAAGTTTATTGTATCAAAAAATAAACCAGGCGCTAAAGCACATTTGAAAGAAGAAGACGAAGAAAAGAATCCACCTCTCAATCAACCAAAGCGTGGTGGTCCTAAGAAGTTCTATGTGTATGTTAAAGATCCTTCATCGGGTAATATTAAGAAGGTTACGTGGGGAGATACAACTGGTTTGTCAGTGAAGTTAAATGATCCTGAAGCAAGAAAATCATTTGCAGCAAGACATCAATGTTCCACACAAAAAGATAGAACGTCAGCAGCATATTGGGCGTGTAACACACCACGATATGCAAAGCAGTTAGGTCTTTCGGGGGGCGGGAATTTCTATTGGTAGAGGAGACAATCATCAATCCATACTCAGACAGTAAACTTTCTGATACACATTTTATAAGAAACTTTGATATAGATGTAGAAGACGAAGAACTGATTTGGCATAGGGACAGAAAAGATAGGGAAATTCTAGTTATAAAAGGTGAAGGTTGGAAACTACAGTTTGATAACGAATTGCCCAAAGCGTTACAAGAAGGTGAAAGGTATTTTATCAAAGCAGAAACATACCATCGCATTCTTAAAGGATCAACAAGTTTAACATTAGAAATTAAAGAAAAGGAGTAACATCATGAGAGACAATGCAGGATTATTTGGCTTACCACAATCATTGATTGATGCAGTCAAAGAGGTTCAAGAGGGTAGTGCTGAATATCAGAACAAAGTTAAAGCACACATGGCAAAGAAAGGTATCAAGTCTTTGGGTGACTTGTCGCCTGAAGAAAAGAAAAAATTCTTTAGCGATTTGGATGCAGCACACAAAGCAAAGAATGAAGAAGTAGAAATTGAAGAAAGTGATTTGCCATCTTCAAAAGAAAAACAAAAAACTGTAATGGTTGTACATAAGACTTCTGGTAAAGAGTTGAAAATTCAAGCATCAGCATTGGACAAATATAAAGCAATGGGCTACAAACTGATGGAAGAAGTGGAAGATGTAGAAGAAGCAGAAAGTCATCAATCTAAAACTACCATGAAGCACATTAGCAATCCAACAGCAGGTGAAAAGAAGGCTGCTAAAGACATCAAACCCGGTATCGCTGGATATCGTGATAGAATTGCTATGCTTAAATCTGCAAAAGCAAGAGGTGCTTTGAAGGAAGATGGTACAGAAATTGAAGAAGCTGACGATAAAAAGAAAGCTATGGCTTCTAGAATTGCTGCAAAATTAAACAGCAAAGCATCAAAGATGAATGCTGATAGAGCAAAAACACTTGATGCAATGAAGCGTGGTCAAGGTGAAAAAGGTAAGAACTACCTTCTATCTAAGAATGAAGAAGTTGAAATTGAAGAAGGCAAGTCTAGCACAGGTTATGAACTCTATCACAAAGACTTTTCTTCAGCAATGGCACACGCTTATGACTTTGCGAAGAAAAAATATAACATTGAGATTGATCCATTTGAGATTGATCGCAAAGTTGCAATGGGTCCTAAGAAGCCATCTTCAGGCAAATCAAATGCATATCGTTTGTTAGATAAGACTGGTAAGAAAGCAGTTCAAGTACAAGTCGCAAATCTTGACAATCAGCGATATGAATTGAATATGTACAAAGAGGATTTGGATGAGCAAAAAAATGATCTACCATTTGATCCGGATCCACCAAAGAAAAAATCAGATGTCGTTCCTGGTAAGCATGGTTCTGGTCCATCAATGGCCAAACATTTAGCAAAAATGGCACTGAAAAAACAGATGGATAAGAAAAAAATTGGTGAACTTCAAAAGGAAGATTTTGTGGTTGATGAGCAAGGTGTGGCGGAAGACTTTGAAGTTGAAGAAATTGATGAAACTCCAAAAGTTGATCAAGGACTTTCTGGTAAACAAAAAGTTGCTGCGAGAGCCGCGAGAAGGGACGATTCTCCTATTACAAATGTAGGAAATACTACAGGTGGTCAATGGCGTGGTAAAACTTCTCCTTCACCATATAAAGATAGCAATGTTGCTAAGTCAGGTGAACGAAAAGGAATGGTTACTAAGTCAGCGATCCGAAAAACTAAAGATGCAATTAAATCCAGATTAAACAAAGAAGAATTTGAAGAAATTGATGAAAAAGTTGTCAAAGGCAAGGGCTATGATAATCCTGAGAACGAACGCAAAGCACCAGAAGGTAAAGTACCATTCACAAGTTTTCAGCAAGGAAAACAAGGTGACTTAGCAGCAAGACTTCATGCTACATCAGCAAAAGGCAAATTTGTAAAAGGTAAAGCACAAAGCGCACCTCAGAAAGAACCTCAGAAAGAATCTTATGAACTTACACCTGAGGATATTGAATTTATCAATTCACTAAATGAGAAGCAGTAATGAAAACGCTGAAAGAACTTAAAGAGAATAGGGAAGAAATAACGGAGAAAGGTCCTGGTCTCTGGGCAAACATTCGTGCAAAACGCCAACGCATCAAAAGCGGTTCTGGTGAACGCATGAGAAAGCCTGGAGAAAAGGGTGCACCATCTCCTGATGCACTTCAAAAGGCAAAAGGCACAAGTGAAGGTATGGCGGAGGCTGCATTTAAAGACCCAAGTCCTATGATGAAAGACAGCATTAAGCAAGATAAAATTCGCAGTTTAAAAAATCTTATTGCTATTGCCAAAGTAAAAGGTGTCCATCATAAAGTCAAAGAACTTGAATTAGAATTGAAAAAATTGCAAGAAGTGACGGAAGCATCTAAACCAAGAACACCTATGAGAGATTTTCTGAGAAGATATCCTGTGCCAAAGGATCAAGTTGCTAAGCCTGTAAAGAAGGAAAAGCCACCAGAAAAGAAAGATGTAAATGAAGCAGAAGGCGGTGGTACAAGTGTGCCTGCGACACAGCAAGCGACTAATGCAAAAAAACGAGCACAATTAGCAATGAAGTCAGCGGATTTAAAATTAAAACAAGCAAAAGAACGTGAGGCAATATCTAAACAACGTGCATCATTAAAAGAAGTAAATGTTATGTTTAGTGAAGCAATGGCGAAGAAAGAGAAAGAAAATGCACCATCTTCAAAAGATAAACTCAAAAAAGGTGAAGTATTATCAGGTAAACAAGAACCGATCGACATTAAGCCAGAATTAAATACAAAGAAAGAATGAAAGAATTACCACAAATATATTGTGATTTAGATCAAGTGATTGTCAACTTTTTAGGCGGTGCAAAAAAAGCAATGCGTGAAGCTGGAGTTGATGTAGCATTTGATGCAAAGGATCAGCATATAGAAAAAGCTGAAAAGTGGGAAATGCTTAAAAGAGTTCCAAGATTTTGGGCAAACCTTGAACCTATGCCTGATGGTATGATGTTATGGAAATTTATTAAACCATATGATCCATACATTCTGTCCACACCGTCAAGAAGAATGCCGTCAAGTATTCCTGAAAAACGAGAATGGGTTCGAAAGCATTTAGGAACAGTGTCAAAAGTTTTACTTGTTCCGAGAGATGAAAAACAAAATTATGCTTTGAATGAGAATGGTACACAAAATGTATTGATTGACGACCATATCAAAAATATTCAGGAATGGGAAGCAAAAGGTGGAATTGGAGTCAGACATATAAATAGTCTTAACACAATTTCTCAATTAAGAAAATTAGGATATTAACAAGGAGAAAATCATGCCTTTATGGGGAACAAGAGACTCTTTCAGTCTAACTGGTACAGTTGACGTAACAAATACAGTGAATGATACCATCGTAGTTGGTACAGGCACTGCATTTACAACTGAATTGGACATTGGTGATACAATTATCATTAATGCAAATCGAAGAAAAGTTGTTGCGATTGCAAACAATACATATTTGACTATTGATCCATTATGGAATCATGCAAACGTTTCCGGTGGTACAGCGACAGGTCAAGATACGCCAAAATATCTTTATGCAACTGATATCAGTGGTAATCTAATTTTCGGTGTTTCAAACTCCGAATCTTTTGTTGCGAATAACAATGCAAATGGCATTTCTACACCGGGATGGATTCGTCATAAGACTTATACTGATATGCATGGAAATGAAAGAAAGAAAACGGAAATTATTGTTGCAATGACAAATCTTACGAGCGATGCTCCAGACGATACCGTTGTTCAAGATAGTTGATTTATATTTTGGCCTGAGTCCCAGGAGTAGCATTCCTCTTCAATGAGGTTTATAAAATTAGGAGAAATAAATGGCAGATAAAAAAGTCACACAATTAACAGCACTAACAGCACCAGCAAATAATGATATTTTGTTGATTGTCGATGATCCAAGCGGCACACCAGTCAGTAAAAAAATTACTGTAGAAGATTTGTTTGGTAAAACAACAAGACTTACAGTTGCATCAGCAAACGTTGCATCAAATTCAACATTCACACTTGCTGCTGAAGATTTTGTTTTTGATGCAAACGTATCAACAACATTTACAATGGGACTTGTAATTAATGAAGATGGTGCAGCATCTAATACAAGAATTGAATCGGATGCATCAGCCAACGCATTTTTTGTAGATGCTGTAAGCAATAAAATTGGTGTATTATGTAGCGATCCTCAAGCAGCACTTGATATAAATTCAAATGCAGTTGTGGTAAGAACGCCGTCTACACCGGCAAGTTCGGACAATTCAGTAGCTGGATGGCCAGTTGGTACAATTAGATGGGACAGTAATTACATATATGTTGCAATTAGTTCAACAGTAATTAAAAGAGCATCGTTGCTAACGTTCTAATTAAATGATTTTTTTAAATGATGATACTTTTGATGACTATGCAGTAAAAAATTATAGGAATCCTAATTGTACTTCAATATTAGAGTTTCTTGATGATTTAAAAACTTTAAAATATGTCAAAAGATTAATTAATAAGTATTCGATACAGAAAGACTTGAAAGAGAGACTGATACTCAATCATATTATATCTCTTTCAAACGTCTTCGGTGTTGAAGCATCTGTTAACATGCTGTATTATAAAATTGAAATTAAAAATCATGACATACTGAATGCATTTTTATTATATCTAAATTATATTGAGATTGAAAGTGTAGAGTTATTAGACTTAAATGTATATAACAGTTTAAAGAAGAAGATTTAATGGCAAACTTAGTAGACTTATATATTGTTTATCGCATACTGAGAAAGCTCACTACTCCATTTAATGAGTGGGAAGCGTATAAGCAAGGTGTTATTGACGCTGAAGGTAATATCATTAAGAAGCCTGATGATAGGAATACTTTTGATGAAAAGGATTCGCTAACAACATTAGATGTTCTTATTTTAAATTTAAAGAAAATATTAAGTAAGTTGCCTTTTGGTAAAACAAAACTTGCTTCTTATGGGGCAGCACTGTTTCTTATCAAAGAAGAAAAGAATTTGACCGAAGAAAATTTAGAAGAAAAATTTGTAGCATACATGGGCAGTCAAACTCTTCATGAAGAAATCGCAAACGTAACTGGTTCTGGTGTATCAGGAACAACTGGTGATCCACCTGTACCAAATAAAGTTATGATGCGTCGATTTGCTAACAGCGATGTTTTTGTTGTTGATACATCAAGATATCTCAAAGCGAGATTGGGTAAAAGAAAGTTTCTAAAATATGAAACATATGTCGGTAACGATGATGTTGGTAATGCAATTCGTGAATACGGCCGTAAGTATCCAAAAAAGCCGATCATACTTCAAGACGATAAAACTGGATCAATGATTTTTCTTCGGTATGGTAAATCTGGTATGTTTCGTGAACAATTCGAATTAGATAATAGGGGGTTGTAAAATGGATCAACTATTATGGATGTTTAGTTTCTTGCCTGCATGGGTCTATCATTTGTTACTGATTTGTGCTATAATGGGTTTAGCTGGTGCAAGTTTCTTAGGCAAACTGCCATTTTTCAATCAATATAAACTACCATTTCAGGTGATAATGGGTATGATATTAATATTTTCAATCTGGATGCAAGGCGTGATGGCCAATGAAGAAAAGTGGCAAGCGAAGATTAAAGAAATGGAAGATAAAGTTGTTGCTGCTGAAGCATTGTCTAAAACTGAAAATGTTCGAGTAGAACAAAAGATTATAGAAACTGTAAGACAAGTTAAGATTAAAGGTGAAACAATCATCAAAGAGATACCTATACCAGGTAAATCGATTGAGATTGTAAAAGATATGGCACCTGAAGAACGTGCTAAGTATGATAGCAAACTGAAAGAATATGAAAATGCTTTAGCAAATTGCCCTGTACCACAACTTGCTGTTGAAATTCATAACAAAGCAGCGACGATGGAAAGTAAAGGAGAAAAGAAATGAGATTTATAATCTTTTCTCTCGCACTATTAATATCTGGATGTTCTATGTTCAAGCAGCCAGTTCCAATTGCTCCACAGTGGCCAGAAGTGCCAGCAGAATTAAAAAAGAAATGTGAAGCATTGAAAACTGTTGTCGGTGATAAAATATCATTAACGGACATGATGAAAGTAATCGTTGAAAATTATACACTTCATTACGAATGTTCAGCGAAAGTTGATGGTTGGAACGATTGGTATGAATCTCAAAAGAAAGTTTATGAAACTGTAGTGCCTGATAAGAAGTCTAAACCATGGTACGATGTGTGGAGCAAATGATGAAATATACAGTTATAGGTTTCACCTTTATGCTTTGCTTGTTACTTACAAGTTGTGCCATACCTAAGGAACAAATGTATTACGACACTGTAAAAAGTGTCAGTAAAGACAATACGATGAGTCAAACAGCATGTTGGGCAGCGATATCTGATATCGCTAAAGGTGGTGACGGTGGTGCTAAGGTTGGTGCTATTGCTTTAGCGGAGAAATGTAAGAATGAACCAATTAAAGTAGAAGCACCAAAAAGAAACTGGTTAGGATTATGAGTGATGACACCATTCAAGTTAAAATTGACGTAGAGGTTCTCAAAACACAAGTGGCAACTCTTACGCAACTCTGTACTAAAATGGATACAGTGATTGATAAGTTAGTTGACAATCATGATAAAGTTGTTAATCAAATATATAACGATATGAGAGAACGAGAAGAAGATAAAAATAATGATGTAAAAGAACTTCATATAAAGATTAATACCGTTAGCAAGGATCTTTCAGACAAAGTTGATTCGACCGAAAGACGTATTATGGAAAAGATTGAAGAATTGAAGAAAGACATTGCTGACCATAATCGAAAAGAAGATGATGAACTTAAAAAGATTTGGGAATTCAAATGGATGGCAGCTGGTGGTATCGTAGCAGTTGCTTGGTTACTTTCACACGTTAAATTAGAAGCGTTATCAAAATTATTTTAACTTGACTTTATGTGTGCTTATAGTATATTATAAGCACTATATGATACTTTATTATGGAATACATTTATGAGTATGTGGCTTGATCAAAAGTACATAGGTACACTCTCTATTCGGCTTGATAAGTTTGCAAGAAAAAGCGAATATCTCTATAACTTTCGTTGCCCTATTTGCGGTGACAGTCAAACCAATCGAAACAAAGCACGAGGCTACCTGTTTGCGAAGAAAGGTGGTATGTTTTATAAGTGTCATAATTGTGCCACGAGCATGTCTCTTGGAACATTAATGAAACAAATTGATCCATCACTCTATAAAGAATATACCTTAGAACGATATAAAGATGGTGAAAATGGAAACAAAGCTACGCACAAACCAACGTTTGTTTTCAAGCCTGTAACTTTCACGACGAAGAATACTTATCCAAATATTCTTACACCAATGTATAAGTTAAGTCATACACATGAAGCATGGAAGTATGCGATAGAAAGAAAGATACCAGAACCAAGAATCAATATGTTATTTTATGTCAATGACGTATCACGATTGGTTGAAATTAATCCAAATTATAAAGATCGTATTACAACTAATGAATCAAGACTTGTTATACCATTTTATAATTATGAAAAAGAGTTGATTGCTGTGTCAGCCAGAGCGATTTCAGAAAACCGTATTCGCTATATAACAATGCGTGTCGTAGAAACAGACGAACCTTTGTTATATAACATCGAGAATGTTAATATGCAAGAAAAATGTTATGTAACAGAGGGTCCTATTGATAGCATGTTCTTACCAAATTCAATCGCAGTTGGTAGTTCAAATCTAACTGTAGCATTGAAATATGTAAAGAACCACGTACTGATTTATGATAATCAGCCTAGAAATAAAGAGATTGTTCGAGAAATTAAATCAGCAATTGCTGCTGATGCTACAATATGTATTTGGCCATCCGATGTAGAAGAAAAAGATATAAACGAAATGATTCTTGCTGGAAAAACGCAGGATGAAATTTACACTACAATAAATAAAAATACTTTTCGTGGGCTTGAAGCGATGATTAACTTTAACAAATGGAAGAAAGTATGAGAGTAAAATTAATTTCCTATTCACAAACTAACCCAGGTGCTTTCAGCGATGATGAAATTACCGATTACCCAAGAAGCGCACAAGACCTCGTTGCTTTCTGTGCAAGAGTATCGAATCCATCCAATCAGTTCAATACAAAAACCTCAGAAAAACTACTCGCATACCTTATCGAACACAAACACTGGTCACCATTTGAAATGGTCTCCGCATGTCTTGAAATCACAACCACAAGAGACATTGCAAGACAAATGCTCCGACATCGAAGTTTCGCATTTCAAGAATTTAGCCAGCGATATGCTGACCCAGTTAAAGAACTCGATTTTGTTCTTAGAGAAGCAAGGTATCAAGACGCCAATAACAGACAAAATTCTATAGAATTGCCTTCAACATTAGAAGGTGCAAATCTTCAAGAGAAATGGGAATGGGCCCAAAAGAGAGTTATACATGAAGCAAAAGCAGCATACGATTGGGCTATCAAAAATGGTATTGCTAAAGAAGTTGCAAGGTCTGTATTGCCTGAAGGTAACACAATCAGTAAGATGTATATGAATGGTACACTTAGATCATGGATACATTATGTAGAACTTAGATCAGCAAATGGTACACAAAAAGAACACATGCAAATCGCAGTAGCATGTGCAGAAATTATATCAAAAGTTTTTCCAATCATTAAAACACTATAATAAAAAGAGGTCGTATGGCAGATATTGTTCACGGCATTAGGGTAGATTTCTCTAGAGATTCTTTATTTGATGAGTTAGGCATCAAACGGTTACAAGAAAGTTACATGCGAGAGGATGAAAAATCTCCGCAAGAAAGGTTCGCATATGTCTCAGCAAAATTTGGTAGCAATCCAGGACACAGTCAGCGTCTTTATGATTATAGCAGTAATCACTGGCTTAGCTACAGCACACCTATACTCTCTTTCGGACGTTCGAAGCGGGGTTTGCCTATTAGTTGCTTTCTACCTTATTTGGATGATTCTGCTGAAGGTCTGGTCAATACGTTATCAGAAGTGAATTGGTTATCAATGTTAGGAGGTGGAATTGGAATCGGTGTTGGTATTAGGTCTGCTGATGATAAGTCTACTGGGATTATGCCTCATCTTAGGACTTATGATGCTTCGTCCCTTGCTTATAGGCAAGGGCGTACTAGACGGGGTTCTTACGCTGCTTATTTGGATATTAGTCATCCCGACATTCTTATGTTTCTTGATATGCGGAAGCCTACTGGTGATCCTAATATGAGAGCATTGAATCTTCACCATGGTGTAAATATTACCAATGCATTCATGCGTATCATTGAAGCATGTATGTTAAATCCTGATGCAAACGATGACTGGCCTTTAATTGATCCGCACGATGGTACCGTTCGTGAAATTGTATCAGCAAAAGAAATCTGGCAAAGAGTTCTAGAACTTAGAATGCAAACGGGTGAACCTTACATTCATTTCATTGATACAAGCAATGAAACAATGCCTGACTTTCAAAAGAAATTAGGTCTATCAATTAAACAATCTAATCTATGTAGCGAAATTATTTTACCAACCGATAAAGATAGAACAGCAGTCTGTTGTCTATCTTCAGTGAATCTGGAGTATTATGATGATTGGAAAAATGACAAACTTTTTCTTCGGGACGTTGCGGAGATGCTTGATAACGTTCTTCAGTATTTCATTGATAATGCTCCTGACAGCATTTCAAGAGCAGTCTATTCCGCTAGCCGTGAACGGTCTATTGGTGTTGGTGCTCTCGGCTTTCATGCTTACCTTCAAAAAGTACAAGTCCCGTTTGAGTCAGCCTTGGCTGTAAGTAAAAACAAACAAATGTTTAAACATATCCGTGAAGGATTGAATCATGCAAATATCGAATTGGGTAATGAGCGTGGTGAAGCGCCTGATGCCAAAGGTACAGGTCTTAGGTTCAGCCATGTTATGGCTATTGCTCCTAACGCCAGTTCTTCAATTATTATGGGCAACACATCACCATCCATCGAACCATATAGAGCAAATGCATATAGGCAAGACACTCTCAGCGGTGCGTGGTTAAATAAAAATAAGTGGTTAGATAAAATTATTATGGAGAAATGTGATGACCATTCTAAATTGGACTACAACGAAATCTGGTCAAGTATCATCGCCAATGATGGAAGCGTTCAACACCTTGAATTTCTTGATGAGTGGACAAAAGACGTTTTCAAAACTTCAATGGAAATTGACCAAAGATGGATCATACAGCATGCCGCTGATCGCCAACCCCATATTGATCAAGCGCAAAGCCTTAATCTCTTTTTCAGACCCGACTCAAACATCAAATACATACACGCCGTACACTTTATGGCTTGGAAACAAGGACTCAAAACGCTTTACTACTGCCGCAGCGAGAAGATTTCGAAAGCTGATAAAGTCTCTAAAAAAGTAGAACGTAAAGTCATTGAAGAATTAGATATGAAAGCATTAGCAACTGAAGATGTGTGTTTAGCATGTGAAGGATGAGTATGAGTAAAATAATTCTTTTAAAAGATGTTTATGCACTTAAAGAACAGAAAGAAAAAGAGTTAGCATTCTACAAAGAAAAAATGGTCGAACTACAAGATAAGATGCTTTGGTTAGAAAGAGAAATCAAACTAACCAAAGACATCATAAAAATGATAGAAGAAGAAAAAGTAAAAAATATAGGTAACGAAGTATGAAGGATTATAAAAATTTTAATATTCAAAAAGAAGTTCTTTTAGAATATCTACAAGTTATGATAGCATTAGAAGATTGGCATGGCGTAGCAGATGTTGCAATGGATCTTAGAGAACTAGAAGCAAAGCATTCAACAAAGGAAAAAAATGATTAAAAAAGCAAAACACAATCTAGCCGATGAGAGAAGTTATTTCAAACCATTTAACTATCCTTGGGCTTATGAGTATTGGCTAAAGCATGAACAAGCGCATTGGTTACATACTGAAGTTCCAATGATTGAAGATGTAAAAGATTGGAAGAATAAACTTACTGAAGATGAAAAGAAATTTCTTACACATATCTTCCGTTTCTTCACACAAGGTGACATTGATGTTGCAGGTGGTTATGTAAAGAATTATTTACCATATTTTCCACAACCAGAAATTCGTATGATGTTAGCAGGATTCGCTGGTCGTGAAGCATTACATATTGCAGCATATTCGCATTTGATTGAATCACTAGGTATGCCAGAGACAACATACTCAGAGTTCAATGCATATGCGGAGATGCGTGAAAAGCATGATTACATTATGACATTGAGTTCTCAAAATAGTACCAAACAATCTACTGCTGAACACATTGCAGCATTTTCAGCATTCACTGAAGGTATGCAGTTGTTTAGTTCATTTATTATGTTATTGAATTTTCCAAGACACGGTAAGATGAAAGGTATGGGTCAGATTGTAACATGGTCAATTGTTGATGAGACTATGCACGCTGAAGCAATGATTAAGTTATTCCGTACATACATAGAAGAAAACAGAGAGATATGGAATGACGATCTTAAATCTAGAATTTATACCATTGCGACTAAGATGGTTGATTTGGAAGATAAGTTTATTGACTTGGCATTTGGCATGGTACGTGTGGCTGATCTGGACGCTGCTGACGTTAAACAGTATATCCGCTATATTACTGACCGTCGCCTTATTAGCTTGGGCCTTAAAGGAATCATGAAAGTCAAAAAGAATCCTCTGCCCTGGGTTGAAGAAATGATTAATGCACCAACGCATACCAACTTCTTTGAGAACCGTGCAACCGATTATGCAAAAGGCGCTCTCAGTGGTAATTGGGATGAAGTGTGGGCAAAGGCAGCGTAAAGGAGAGAACTATGCCGACGTATAAGTTTTATTGCAGTGTAGGATGCGAAAGTGATGGTGAGATATACATGGACGATGAGCCTGCATTCTGCCCATCATGTGGTATAAAATTTGATAAAGATGATGTCACTGAGTGTGACGACTGGGACGAAGACGTTGAAGACTGGGAAGAAGATGACGGAGAATCTTGGAATAAAAGATGATTGCTGGTTTAGATTATTCGATGACAAGCCCAGCAATGTGCTTGTCAAATTATGATTTTAATTATGAAAATTGTATCTTTTCATATCTAACCACATCTAAAAAATATGATGTTCAATTTGATAACATTAAAGGTAGACACTTAGAATATTCACACTCCATTCAGCGTTATGATTTAATAGCGATCCATTTTCTTGATATGATGCTTGACTATGGTGTTCAAAAATGTTATATTGAAGGATACTCTATGGGATCAAAAGGTCGTGTCTTTGACATAGCAGAGAATACTGGTATATTTAAACATACGGCTTGGAGATTTGGTATTAATGTAATTATTGTTCCACCGACAATTATTAAGAAATTTGCAACTGGTAAAGGAAACGCAAACAAAGAAAAAATGCAAGAGGCGTTTATAAATGAGACTGGTATAAATCTGAAGGATAAATTAAGTATGACAGAAAAACAATGGAATCCATCTTCAGATATTATTGATGCATACTTTGTTTGTAAGTATGCTATTCATGAGGAAAATAAAAATGTCTGATAAAATAATTGATTTGTTAGATTTTGGTAAAGAAAATAAGTTTCATCCTAAACCATTAGCACATTTACACACATTCTACATATCAGGTGAAATAAAAGAGCCAGATATCTATGTTGAAATGTTTGATACAATTCGTAACACAAGTGAAAATGATATTGTAAAATTACATATCAATTCTTCAGGTGGTCATTTATTTACGGCTATACAATTCATGCGTGTACTAGCAGAATGTCCAGCACAAGTGATTTGTTCAGTAGAAGGTGCATGTATGTCTGCTGCTACGATGATATTCTTATCTGGTAATGCGTTTGAAATTTCAGAACATTCTATCTTTATGTTTCATAATTACTCAAGTATCATTATGGGTAAAGGTGGTGAAATGTACGATAATATTATACATGAAAGAAAGTGGTCAGAAAAAATTCTTAGAGGTTCATATAAAAACTTTCTAACGGAAGAAGAAATATCTTCAATATTAGATAACAAAGATATCTGGATGGATGGTGAAGAAGTTCTAAAAAGACTTAAGAAAAAGCAGGAAACTGTTCAAAAAATGATTGATGATAAAACGAAGGTGAATAAGAATGCTGCCAAAACTCGAAAGAAAAAGTGATTGTTTATTTTTAGTTTCTTCAGCTATTCATGCAAAACATGGTATATACAATACTCAAGAAAGACTTGTTCAAACATTAAGAACATGTAGGTCTATAAAAAGTAAAGTTCCTGATTGCACCGTATATGTTTTGGATGGCGGCTATAAAAATATATCTGATGACTATGGTAATGAACTTAGAAATTACATAGACAAATTTTATAACTTCTCAGAGAATCGAAATGTAATCAATGTACAACAGATAGATAATCATGATGTGGTGAAAAACTTTATTGAACTGTACATGTATTCCACATTTTTAAATGATTATGATAAACAAATTTCTGAAAATCATCGAAGAGTTTTTAAGATCAGTGGTAGATATAGATTAAATGATAATTTTAATTTTGAGGATCATTTAGAAGCTATTAATAAAATTATCATCCGTGGTCCATTAAAAAGTCAATTTTCTTCTGAGGTAACTGGTGGAGTTACACTTCAATATATGAGTCGGCTATGGAGTTTCGATGCTGCACTTGCAACATACATAAAAGAATGCTATGCTGTAATGGTAAATGACATGTTAGAAAGAGTGAACAATGGAGGATATATTGATATTGAACATCTGTTGTACAAACGATTAGATCCAACACTAGTACAAAATGTTAAACAAATCGGTATTGAAGGAGCATTAGCACCAAACGGTGCGATGATAGAAGAATGACACCAACATTATACCAAATATGCTTTGAGAAGAATCAGATATCACAAGTCAAAGCACCAATGATACCATTTGACAATACATCAAATGAACGTCCAGAACTCAGAGAGTATCATTCATTTAAAAAAATCATAGGCGGTCAACATGCAACTGAACTCTATGGTGTTTTTGGTCCACGTGCTGAAGAAAAGTTGAGATACGAAGCAAAAGAAATATATGATGAAATTATATCAAATCCAGGCAAAGAATTTTATCTTTTCAATCATGCTAGAATACAAAGCGTTATATTTTTAAATGTATGGGAGCAAGGCGAATACTTTCATCCCGGCATCAAAAAAATTATGAGGTATGTTTTAGATAAAAATGGGTATGATTATACAGTGATAGATTCTATTATGACTGAAAAGCAGATGTGTTTCTGTAGTTATTTTGTCACAACAAAGAAAGCATGGCTTGAATACATGCGATTTGTTGATGATATTAAACAAACACTCAACGCATTACCAGATGAACTTGCTACCATATATCATGGTAGCGCAAATTATTCTAGGGATTCTTCTTTAGGTATGTTTCCATTTATCATTGAGAGATTACTTTCCACATACCTCAAATTAAATTCTCATACCGTTCATGTGAAGCCGTATGATTATTCCCTGTATACTAATGATTCTGGTTTTATTAACCATTTTAATACACTACATAGATTGAAAGAATCCAGTCTTTCTGATGTAGACTCTTTTGATTCATGGCACTATCTAAGAAATGAAACTTTGACTAAATATCCACAACTTCTTCATTTGGATTAATATGAGAAATTCTGGTAGAGGTATGTTTTTCATCCTTCTAATCTTAGCAAGTATCATTTCAACAACACAAGTCTTGACAGTAGAGGCTTTCCATGATAAAGTACAGAGTGTAGCAAATGCATCAACCATTTTACGACGATGAATTTCAAAAACATCTTGACAATCTACCACCAAATGAGTTAAGATTGTTATGGGTGAAGATGACTCTCCAGTTAATGGATGAGATTGATACGATGGTACATATTGACGGTGTGAAAGAAGCAGCGGATTATTTAAATAGATTTTTTGAATAAGCCCTCTTAGCTCATGGTGGTTAGAGCGTCCGGCTCATAACCGGAGGGTGCCGTGTTCGACTCACGGAGAGGGTACCAAATACTTTATGGAGTTAACATGTCTAAAGATACTGAATTTGTTTTAGTTGAAACTGTATCAATGTTTAGAATGCGTTATGTGATTGAAGTGCCGAAAGGCAAATCTGAATATGCTTTGGATGATGTAGTAATGAAAGAGGCTGAGTTAAAAGAATTCAGTCAGAAACACTTAGATGAGATAATCGTTAGTCATCGTACAATCAAACCAAAAAAGATTGTTAAAATGATTGTCAATGATAACGAATACTGCAAATCTTGGTCACCAGAGAAAAAACTTCAAGCGTTCGTGAATTTTATGGAGACTAAAAATGAACAAACTAACTGAATTCAAAATGGGTGATGTTGAAGATCCACATCTTTATGCACAGTTACACATACAAAAATTAAAAGGTGATGGTACAATACCAGATTATGATACATACAATATCTATTACAAACTCAGTGCGTCAGATCACTGTTGGCACGTAGATGTTTTTCAAGAGGAGAAAGAAAATGCATGTAACATTGGATGAACTTAAAAGAGCAGTATCATTAATGGAATGTTTGAATGAACGAGATGGTCAGTTTGTTCTTTGCCAAGAATGGCCACATGATGACAAGTTGATTCTTGTTTTAAATGTTGATCATCAAGGTATCGCTGGTGAATTGCATGTAAGATTATTTGATGAGATTGAAGATGACGACAAAGATTCAGAACTTCATGCAGTATGATTTATTTGATAGTCCAGATAATGCATGTGATATAAAATACATAGACACACCGATTCAGGGTCATTTAGTACAAGCATCATTCATACATGTGGCTGATGCATTAGCAATGTCTATGGATACTGATTATATTAAGAGACAACTAGTGCATAAACTTGCTGCAGGTTTAATTGATCAGAAATTGATTTCATTTACAAAAATAGATGATCCTTTAACCCTAACCACAAATTTTTATGCAAGAGGATTTCTGGTGTCAGATGATAAAGTAAGACTAATTAGGACAATAGTAAAATGAAAGTTTATATCGGTCCATATAAAAACTGGTTTGGACCATACCAGCTCGCAGAACTTCTTTGCTTTTGGGCAAAGAATGAGAAAGATGAACATGGTATAGAAAGAAAGCCAGAATGGGTTCATAACTTCGGTGAATGGCTAGCACATGGCAACGCAAAAGCGCCCGAGACTTTTAGTTTTGGAAAAGATCCTCGTGAATCAACATTACTGTACAAGTTTCTTTTGTGGCTTGAAGAAAAGCGTACACGAAAAGTTTACATCAAAATTGATAAGTATGACACATGGAGCATGGACAATACATTGGGAATGATTATTCTTCCCATGCTAAAGCAACTTCATGCAACAAAACATGGTGCACCTCATGTAGATGATGAAGATGTGCCGGAAGAATTGCGATCTACTTCAGCAGAACCAAAAGAAAACGAATGGGACACCGATTCAAACCATTTCAAAAGATGGGATTGGATCATGGATGAAATGATATGGGCTTTTGAACAGTTGAATGATGAAAATCGTGATAGTAAATTTTATACTGGTGAGTTTGATTTAAGGTCAGAACCGTGCGAATGGGATGAAAAAGGTAAGCCTAAGTTGTATAAAATGGTTGAAGGTCCTAATCATACCGCAGTGTTTGATGTAGAAGGCAGCAAAAAACACGAAGAAAGAATCCAGCGTGGTCTTGTTTTCTTTGGAAAATACTATCGAAGTTTATGGGACTAATTATAAATACTCTTCGTAATCACAATACGGGAGTATTTTTATGGAATTCTTTACCGAAGATAGAGTAAGATCACTGATTCCAAGAGTTAAAAACTTTGACGAATGGTACGCAAACTTACTTGAGATTCTTCCTCTCTACGAAATAGATTCACCATCAAGAGTTGCAGCATTCATGGCACAATGCGGTCATGAATCAGGTGGATTTACAATCATGCAAGAAAATTTAAATTACTCCGCAGATGGATTAAGAAAGATTTTTGGCAAGTATTTTCCTTCCGTAGAGTTAGCAAATCAATATGCAAGAAAGCCACAAATGATTGCAAATCGTGTCTATGCAAATCGCATGGGCAACGGATCAGAATCTTCAGGTGATGGTTGGAATTATCGTGGGCGTGGTATCATTCAAATCACAGGCAAGAATAATTATACCAGATGTTCTCATTCTATGTTTGAAGACAATCTATTGATTGAACAACCAGATTTATTGCTAGATACATATTATGCAATTCATTCAGCATGTTGGTTCTGGACTGCTACAAGATTAAATGAGTTGTCTGATGCTGGTGATATAAAGTTGATGACAAAACGTATCAACGGTGGTTTTATTGGTTTAGAAGATAGAATTAAACACTACAATCATGCTTGTCATGTATTGAATGGATAAAAGGAGATATCATGCTTAAATGGTTAAGAAATTTATTTGTAGGTGAAAAAACAGTGGCATCAACACCCGAAACTATAACACCAGTGCCGAGTGTGTCACAGGAAAGAGTTGAGCAAATTAATCGTGAAACTGAAAAAGTTTTGGAAGAAGTGAAAGCTGAAAATGAAAAGAAGGCCGAAGCTGTGCCAAAGCAAGAATGGAAAGATTGGCCTAAGACTGAAAAGCCAGGCATTCAAAAGAAAGCAAAACCAAAACCTCAATCAACAACTGCTACAAAATCTAAAGTAGTTAAAGCAAGAAGTAAACCGAAACTTAAAGTCTAATCTTCTCTGGTGTAGTTAAGAACATTACCTACACCATACTGCGCTTCGCCTAACATCTTAGCGGCATAATCATTATCAGCCCATACATACGTGTGGGCTGTCTGATATTCATTGATACGAATCCATAATTTATATCGATACATTATCTACAATACCTCTCTCTCGCAATCGTTCCATTTGGTAGCATAATCTCTTTCCATTCGGTACAATTTACATTTTCTTGTATATAAACAGGTTGCTGCTGAATAATCACTGGCGCTGGTTGTGCTATAGGCGGTTGCGCTAAAGCATATCCAACTATACCACCGACAATCACTGGTGCAATCCATCGTCCTGCATGATGTTGATGACCATAATAGTGATAACCATGATGATGTCTATGATGATGGTGTGGTCCCGCAAATGCTGGAGCCGAGAATACCATTACCAGTAAGCTGAGTAAAAATTTTTTCATTTGCTGACATTCCTTGCATAAGTATATAGGGAGTATAGCATAGTATTATAAAATATGCAACATACAAATCACTTATCTGATTTAGCGTCTTTTGCATCTTTATCCGCTTGTCTCTGTGCTGCTGCACCTGCCATTGCTGCTTCTTTACCAGTACCAGCTAACATAATACCAGATAGTGTACCACATAAGAATGTAGCAACTGGTATAATTAATTCAAAAAACTTCTGGTCAATTGGACTAATAGCATTGAGAGGCTGAGTGACAAACATAATGCTGTAAAGCACCGTAAACACAATGCCAATAAGAGTGAGTGCCAAGCAAACTCCGATGAAGAATTTAAGCCGTACCATAAGTTCATTTTCGGTGTACCTTTCTCCTGGCTTCGATGCCTTAGCAGTAGTTTCTTTTACTTTGTCAAAGATATCTTTCATTCCTTCTTGCATATCTTTTCATCCTTGAAAATGTATTTTGGACAGTCTCGGTTCACTTCACAATGTGGCGCTTTACAGAATTCTTCTTCCCAATTACTTGGATTTTGACATGGATATCGATATCGTGCATCACATGATGTTATTAATAATGATATACTAAGTATACCAATTAACTTAACCATGGAAGCCACATCCACAGGGCTTGACTCACTAACAATGCACCAGCTGCACCAACAACCGTACTGACATAGAACATAGGCATACTTACAGCAAGAATACTTGCAGTTAATAAAACAATTGCAATCTGAAGAATGCTACCACTCCATGTGAACCATGGTGATTTTAATTTAGCAGCATCACGTTCCGCTTCAAGTGCTTTTGCTTTCTCCATGATTTCTTTTTTATCTTCACTCATGCGTTTAGCTTCAGCTTCAAACTTTTCTTTGTTCTCAGGTCTCTGTGCTTCAGCAGCACTGATTTCATAAAGAACACCACGAACATTTTTTGCTTGATACCATGCCCACATATTGTTTGCTTGAATGGTATTGTTTTGAATTTTACTACTGTTTTGACCACCAATCATCGTATTGATTGCTAGAAGTGCCGCTAAAAATACAATAACGAAACCAGCTTTATCTTTGATTGCCGCTTCACGTTCACTGCGTGACGGTGCTTTTTTCTCTTCAGTCATAACACTCTCCTTTATTTGTTAGCCAATGGATTATCTAAGGCTTTCTTCAAATTATCATCAAGTTTTCTTTCTAATGCTTTCATCTTTTGTTCCACTTCACGGTCCTGATTTCTCAATTGTTGTTCAGTATTTTTAACTGCTGCTGCAACGTCCTTATTTAGTTGAATGGCTGCTGCATCTACTTGCTTTTGTGCAGCACGAATTTCTGTTTTAGCTTCAGAAATTGCTTTGTCTATTTCTCTTGCTTGTTGTTTGTTAGCCCTTTCAACTTCTTCAACAACCTTTTCCAATCTACGAAGGTCACCTCTCAAATCATTTTTTATATCACGAGTGTATTCAGCCGTTTTATTAGCACCCTCTTCAATACTTTTTTGTGCTTTGACTGTACCTTCTTCCTGGACACTCAATCTTTTATCAAACTCACTTAAATCTGGCGCAACATACTCAGCAATCTTCTTTTTCATTCCCATATAATCTTTATAAACTTCAAATGTACCATAAAGACCGCCTAATATCGATGATACTAGTGTGAATGCTACCATTAATTTTGCTGGTGTAAATTCATAACCACCGATTGAAATTACGGTGTCTTTACTTGCATATTTTTTTACTGCTGCTTCCGCCTCATCAATTTTCTTATTAACATCTTTGATTTCTTCGGCCATTTTTACCTCTGTAAGTATTGTTGGTCCACCATTTCTTGGTGTAATCTATCGCTGGCTAATTGCCTCAACGCTCTAGCATTATCTACGGTTCTTTGTCCTCTATAAATCTCTTTTGGAGTATAGAAGACTGCATCCCGAAGTACCAAACTCGCATACTGATTGAAGCCTGGAGGTTGTATTGCTATCGATGCGATATCAACACCACCAGCAACTTCATTATTTTGTGCATTTCGATTCACTGAAGATGTATTTGGTCCATCTTTTTTCTCTTCAGTATTTGATTTAGATTCTATAATAGCATTTATAGGATCCGCTTTGTTTGTTAAAAAGTTAGCCTGTGATGTTGGTGTATCAGTTATCAAACTCGCAAGTGGATTTACTACGCCTGTTTGTATACCAAACGATGAACTGGAATCATTATTATTTGTAGTTTGTAATAATGTTTGTGTAGTGATTCCTGAAGATGTACTAACACTCGCTTGATTTGTCGATAATAAATTTAATCCTGTGTTGAATTCTTGATTTTTGTTTGTTGTATGTTGTGTACTTGTAGAATTTGTTTCAACTTGATTTTGCACTGTTGGTGATAGCAGACCATTCATTTGATTCTGCACACCAGGCAATTTAAATCCGTCGGTTGCAATACTTGTTGGTGATTGAAACAATGATATAGATTGTTGTGATTTATTTTCTTTTGATGTATTTTCTTGTATTGATTGCTGTTGACTTATCATACCAATTTCTATACTTTGTCTTGTAGCTCTCGATGCAATTTGTTCAGCCTGTCTTACGGTTTGATTAGTTATCTTTTCAGTTTCAGATATAGCCGTTGTCACAGCATCCATTGTTATTTGCTGCTCTCTGATTTGATTATCTTCTATTTTAATTAGTGTATCAATTAATCTGTTGATGTCAACTAAAGGTTCTTCATATACACCTTCCTCTTTTTCAGCCATAAAAAGTTTATCATCAGATTTTGGCGGAGGAGGTGCGTCATCTTGTGATTGTTGTGGATTAAATTCAGGTGATGGTTTAAGTGTATCAGTCGTTGTCGTTGTTGATGCTAAATTTTTCTGTAACGTTTCTTGAAATTTAGGACATTCCGGGCTAAACAATGGATTTATTACACATGGATCAGGCTTATATTTTAATTGAAAATTTACATTGGTTATTTCAGGTCCATAAGGTCCTACCCAATAGTTGTTATCTTTACCTGCAAAACCAAATATAACATTTGCTAAATCATTCGGCCGTCTAAGTTTGCTCCAATTTTCACTCCATGAATAATCAGTCCATTCGTGAATAAAATTTAAACTGTAATTAAAATTTTCAATCCATTGACCAGATTTAGTATAGCCTTGAACGTAGGCTTTCAGTTCATCTTGTCTTGCATCATCCCAGTAATTACCATTTTTACTGCGCCAACTAAAAGTAAACCCTGTCGTAACTAAACCTGTTCCTGAATTAGGTAATGCTTTAGATACATTGACCACTTGATATAACTCTGTATATCCATAACTAAAATTAATACTACCATCAGGTCTTATATAAGGAGTTCCAGGACTGCAATCAGGATCACCTGGCTGCCAGCATTTTAACTCATTTACAAACTTGCCGTTTTGCCATGTAGAAACTGCCGATGTTGCAGTTTGTGTATTGTTTACTAAATTACCTGTTATATCTACTGTAGCAGTTTGCGAAAACACGGGTGCTATAAGTAGTAGCACACAAATCAAAGCAAAGAACGCTATGAAACCTTTTGTGTGCTTATAATCATAATTGAGTTTCATCTAAATGAACTTGCAGCTTGAGATGATTGTGGATCAACTTTAATTTCTTTTTCAGTCACATAATCATACTTAGGAATTTTATGTGGATTCGCTTCCCATAATGCTTTTGCTTTTTCACCAATTTGACCTTCATATGGGCATGGTGTTCCGGCAGCAAGCATTGCTTCCCAAACTCTTCTGTCTTGGCACATCGTAGCAACCGCCGCAACTTTCATACCCATATCGTAAAGTGTTTTTGAAAGTTTCAGACGTTCGCAATTCAAATCTCTTTGTGTTCCACCTAACGCCATACCTAAGAATTGTGTTTGAACTGCACCAGATGATCCAGTTGTACATAGATCAGCACCACCTCCGCTCATCATTGCCGGTGCAATTGCGGTTGGTGGTGGCTGAATCACACGTTGAGTTATGTTTGTTTCATTTATGTTTCTATTTGTCATATCTCCAGTTTGCACATTGGTATTTACGTTACTATTTGTGCTTGTACTTTGATTCACATTTGTATTATTACTTGTCGTGTTATTAATATTCCGATTTGTCATATCACCTGTTTGATTATTGTTCACGGTGCTTGTACTTGTAGAATTATTATTGTTATTATAATTCATAGTTCCCATATTTGTATTTAAATTTTCAGTCTTAGTCACGTTATTATTATTAATCGTTTGTGTTCCTGAATTTACGTTGTAATTGATATTTGTACTGTCAGATTTATTATTATTGTTATATGTCATTGTACCGCTGTTCACATTGTTATTATTATATGTCATAGTTCCTGTATTGACATTTTCATTTCTATTTGTGCTGGTCGTATTATTATTGTTATTGTAAGTCATTGTACCGCTGTTTACATTGTTATTATTGTAAGTTACAGAGCCAGCCATGTTGTTATTGTTTGTATATGTGACCGAACCTGACATCCGATTGTCATTTATGTTAGTTGCGGTGCCACTCTGTATGTTATTATTCGTATTAACGTTTGTGCTTGTATTAACATTGTTATTGTTATTGGTAGAATTGCTGTTTACGGTGCTGGTAGACGTTGCAGTTGAAGTGCTGACGCTATTGTTATTGGTTGTAACCGTACTTGTGCTATTGGATGTTGAATTTGTGTCTACCAAACTGCGGCCACCGTCATAATTTCCTTGGTCTATGAGTCCAACCGAACTTGTTGTCGTGCCGCCTTGTGTGCTTTGTGTGCTTGTTACCTGTCCATATACCAAATTCGCTAAGAGCATGGCAAAAATCATGCTTAAACTTAAGGTTAGTCTACGCATGGTTCTTCCTTTTTATTGTTGTTGTATTACCACAACATTATTTAGTATTGTGACGGAAAAACGACAGTTTGTACTTGACAATTTACTTAATGGATGTATAATGGATGTGTGGCGATTGATAAGAATCAAAGGAGTTTATATGAAATCTGATACCAGTTACACTGAAAATGGCATTAAAGTGACAATTTTACCCACTTATGCACCAAGAAAAGATGAAAAAACATTCACTGCGACTAGATATACTATCGCAAACATGGGTAGAAAACAATTCACAGTCAAATCTAAAGGATATAAGGGGCATGGTTTATCATGAATGATACAACTAAAGGTGGTATGCTTGTTTTATTTATGGCATTACTTGTTATATTAATTATATTTATTGGTTCATGGTTATCACTGTTATCTATTAACACACTATTTGGACTAAATATACCTATAACATTAGAAAATATATTAGCGGCAACATGGTTAACATTAACACTTAAGGGTATTTTTACCACCAATCTAAAGTTAGATAAGTAAATGAAAAAATTTATCGCTACCTTAGCATCCGCAATTACAATGTCTTCAGCGATTGCATCTCCTTACAATTTAGAACAGCTTGTTTCTGGTAAGGTAGTCACTGTGGAACCTTTAACTCAAACAACATATCATCGAGTTCCTCAACAATCGTGTAATGTTACAACATTTGATGGCAGATACATAGAGCAATGCAGGACTTATCAGGATCGAATTTACACTCAGCGAGTTGTAGGATATAAAGTTCAATTCGAATACAATGGTGGAATACATAACGTTGTTTTGAAAAATGATCCTGGCAGTCATGTAAGGATTAGATTAGTTACACAATTTTATGTATTGGAATAAAAATATGTTTTTTGTATACGGAGCAGAAGGCAGCAAAGCAACCGAACGTGCTGAAAATCTATTGACAATGACTGGATTTCAGTATAGACTATTCGCATTAGATAAAGATTATACGAGAGGTCAATTGCAACGATTGCGCCCTGGTACTACCGTCATTCCACATATTTACCATAATACTAAGTATGTCGGTACGGTAAAAGAATTATATGATTATCTTTATAATGAAGTGAAGGAACGTGAACATGGAGAATCAGATGGCGACACAGATAAAAAAGAATGAATACTTTTCATACTATGCAAGTGCAACGAACGAAGAGCGAAAGGAATTCAAAAACTGGCTAAAGGGTGTGATGCAAACTGAAATTGTTAACTTGACATTTAGGAAGACTGATGGTACACTACGCAATATGAAATGCACATTGTTACCAAAATTTCTACCTGAAGTGGTTGTATCGGACAAACCAAAGCGTAAAGTTTCCGAAGATACGTTAGCAGTGTTTGATTTAGAAAAAAATGAATGGCGATCCTTTAGGTATGATTCGGTGACTGAAATTAAATTTACATTGGGTAATAAGGACTAAAATCATGGCCAATCCTGGCGTGGATGTGAAGTACATTGGTGATGAACCAACGTTTCAAAATTTTGCAATGTTGGATGAATTAGATCAGCGCATTGCAATTTCAAAAGCATTCAATTGGTATTCCTACTTTTATGGTAACACTGAAGCAAAAGAATTTATTCTTACATACTCTAAGAGCATCGGTCGTACTAAAGATGAATTAAACGCAATCAAAGCATTGCCAGACTCAGCATTCAATCGCCAAGCAGGATGGATCGCACGAATGATGAATCGTGGGCTTGAACCTAACGAACGGCTCAAAACTTATTTCATTTCACATTATAAAACACTCTTAGCATCCACTAAGAAAATTGTTGTTGTTGATACTACACCATCAGCACCAATCGTGAATGTTCAACAACGGATTGCTGACAAAGCAGCAGAACACGCTGGTGAGATTGAAGGTATGTTGGATGATTTCATGCTAGACGGATGTAAAACTCCATTTAGTGTGGATGCTTATCTCAAATCAAATAATGTTACAGCAACCGTAGCAAATAAAATTTGTGAAAAGTTTATACCAAAAGCAAAAGAGATTGCTACAGCATTGACTGACAAGGAGTTGGCTGAAGGTTATTCCAACTTCACCAAAGTCCAACTCAAGCGATATCGTGATATGTTGGACGCAATTGTATCCGAATGTAACGCATTCTCTCAGCAAAACAAACCGATTCGGAAACTTCGCAAGAAGAAAGAGAAGTCTCCTGAGGTTCTTGTTGCGAAGATGAAATACATGAAAGAGCAAGGACTGTTGAAGAGTATTCCACCAGAAAAGGTAATTGGTGCAAATCAATTGTGGGTTTACAATACCAAAACAAAAGTCTTAGCCGTGTATCATTCCGACAACGCTAAGGGCTTTACCGTAAAGGGTAGCACACTCCAGAACTTTGACGAGAAACTTTCAATTGGCAAGCGTCTCCGCAAGCCTGAAAAGACACTACCAACAGTCCTTGAGAGTGGTAAGATCAAATTGCGTAAAATCATGGAAGAATTGACTACCATGCAACTGAACTTGACAGGTCGAATAAATGATGATATCATACTTCTTCGAGTGGAGAAATAATGAGATTTTTATCTGATGCTGATAGAACATATATTGAAACATGGATTCGGCACATTGAATCAGAGATGCGGTTTGGCGTAAATCTTGGTGATTATGATATCCAAAAATTAGAACGTAAAATTGAAATTCTTGAAAAGATTCTGAGAAATGATATTGATTGACTTAAATCAGGTGATGATTTCCAATCTCATGATGCAGATTGGTCAAAATAATAACCAAGTAGACGAGAATCTAATTCGACATATGGTGCTGAACAGTCTCCGAATGTACAATGTAAAATTTCGCCAAGAATATGGTGAGATGATCATTTGTGCTGATGATAAGCAATACTGGCGTAGAGATTTCTTTCCCTACTATAAAGCTGGTAGAAAGAAGAGTCGTGAAGAAAGCCCTTTAAATTGGAATCTCATCTTTGAAACACTGAACAAAGTTCGTGACGAGATCCGAGAGAATTTTCCCTATGTAGTTATACAAATACCTAAAGCAGAAGCGGATGATATCATCGGTGCATTATGCCGCAAATATGGTACAGAATTAGCGTCGGAAGGCACTGAAAAGATTTTGATTCTGTCTAGTGACAAGGATTTTTTGCAACTTCAAAAGTATGCTAATGTTTATCAATACAGTCCAATGGCAAAGAAGTTCCTTGTTGAGAAAAATCCAGAACGATTTTTACAAGAGCATATCATCCGTGGTGATACTGGTGATGGTGTGCCAAACTTTCTGTCGTGCGACAATACATTTGTCACACAGGCACGACAAAAGCCTATAACGGAGAAAAAACTAAATACGTTCATAGGCAAAGCGCCTGAAGATTTTTGTGATGAGGTGACTCTTCAGAGATATCGTCGGAATGAACAGTTGATCGATCTTTCCAAAATTCCTGACAATATTCAAGCTAGAGTTTATGAAGCATACGATTCTACACCTAAACGTGGCAAAGAGAAATTATTGAATTATTTCATCAAGCACCGTATGAAATTGATGATGGAACATATACAGGAGTTCTAATGAATATTGCAAAATGGACAGTCCATGAAATGTTAAAACACATTTCAGAGTTACCAGCTAAAGAACGTGTTAGCGCAGTTCAACAAATTTCAAAACTCAAACCAGTTCTTCGTGAAGTGTTAGGTTATACATACCACAAAAATTATAAGTTTACACTACCAGAAGGTGATCCGCCATTTAAAACAATGGACGTACCTCCTAACATGGGACTGAATCGATTACCTGCTGAACTTCGCAAGTTTAAATACTTCGTGAACAATACTGAACTTCATGCAATAAAACGTGAAAAAATTTTTATTGAAATGTTAGAAGCATTGTCGCCTGAAGAAGCGTTATTGGCTATCATGATGAAAAATAAAAAACTTACCGGTCCATACAAGAATGTAACAAGAAAACTTGTAGAGGAAGCATTGCCTGATTTATTTAGAGGAGAAGCATAGTTCCAAATGTCTAAGACAATTTCCAAAGCCAACAAATATAAGAAGTTCCGTGATTTTTATGAGGAAGACGAGGCTCCTCGCAAGTCTAAACCAAAACTCCAGGAGTCTCGAAAGCACAAAGATAAACTTCGGCACGAGTTAAAAAAAGGCAATTTCAGTGTGGTCGACGAATTCGAAGACTACCATCACGACTAAATCTGTTGTTTTTTCGCAACAACCTGTTGTTTTTATGACACGCAGTTGACTTTTTCTGTGGTGAGTGTATAATTAAACCATGATGAATGAAAAAGGAAAAGTGATGAGCAAAGTTGACTTCGTAGCAGTTGAGAATGGCATGATTGAGTTCTATGCTGGTGTTGGCAATCTGGTTGTCAAGTCGGCTGATCCAGTCGTTCTAGCCAATGCGGTGATTGCTGCTGGTGGTTTTACCAATACGCTGATGGCTTCGTCGTCGGTTGACTTTGCTGACGAGTACGGCTTTGAAAGCGTGGATGCTTTCTATGCGGTCTTCGATGAAGTTTGCGATTTAGTTCATGCTGCTGTATCCTGTGATGCATACCTTGTTGGAGCCTAATATGATTGCTGGTTTAGACAAATACCTTGATTACATCCGTGCCGACTACACGAAATGGCAGAATCTGGACACCATCACCGATCCCACTACACTTGCGATCCGTAAGGAAATGTCTGAAGAATTTTGCTCCAACATTTCTTTAGAGGTCGGTCGAAACTACATTAAAGTTTGCACTGGTCGCAAAGGCAACGGCCGTTCGGTCCACTCTTTTGTGTGCCTTCGTGACATGGGTAAATTCACCAAAGGTGACATTCTCAAAGCAGCAGGATGGAGTGCACCAGCCAAAAACTTCGCACGAGGTAATGTAATGGCTGGTAATTTTGGTACCATTTCTTGGACTGGAGCGTAATTATGATGACGGACCGTGAAGTTTTTTCTGGTATGATGATGATTTTTTGTTTGACAATCGTCCTTCTGGTGGCTGGTGTGATTTAATGCCAAACTATAAGCATTTCTGCAAGGAATGGGACTTCCTTGAAATAGACCAGGATGATCCTGAATATGAAGCATGTATATGCAACATAGATTCGGATGGTCTTGGTCCTAAGTTTATATCTGGTGATAGAGTCCTTGTAGGACCAAACGGCATGGAAGCAACAGTAATCAAGCAAGAATTGTCTTATGACGGACCAGAATCATTTTGGGGTAACGTCCAACTATTATATGATGATGGCATTAAAGGAGTGAGCAATTCATGGCAAGTGAAGAAAATTTCTTAGATGAAGATGGTTATCCTACTGAAGAAGCACTTGACAAAATTGCCGAGTGGGACTACACTGATGAAACTGGCTGGTTTGAGTTTATAAAAGAACTTTGGCATCTGAAAGATTATGGTTGGGAAGAAAAGACTGTACCTCATCCATGGAAGGAAAATACAACTGTTTATCAATATCATATCAGTACCGCTGGCTGGTCTGGTAATGAAGATATTATAAGAGCGATGACAAAAAATCATGTGCTCTGGATTATTTGTTGGGTGCAATCTCGGCGTGGTGGTCATTATATTTTTGAGAACAGGAAAATAAAGAATGAATATACCGAAATTGATTCTTGAAGGTAAAGTTGCAATTCTGATTTCACGTGGCTACGGTGCAGGTTGGTATACATGGCACTATGATAAACGATTGCTATTTGAACCAAAGATTGTAGAGATGTTGGATGATGGCGCTGATCCTCATGAAATTAAATCATACTGTGAGAAAACATATGGTGATGAACTTTATTACGGTGGAGTTGATGGATTAGAAGTTCATTGGTTACCTATAGGCACGCAGTTTAAGATTGATAATTATGATGGTGCAGAAACTTTAATAATTTCTGACGATGTGTGTTGGATTACAGCATAAGTGTTATAAATAAAATACTATGAACAAACTATCCAACAGACCCACATGCATCACAAGTTATCAAGCCGATATTACGGTTGAGAATTGCTCACGCCCATTTTGGACAGGAGCAATTATGAGGGGTTGACAAAGGAAACAAATTGTCGTAAAATCAACCCCTAGCCTCAAAAACTAGGGGTTTTGTTTTCTGTAGTAAAAAAACAACAGTGTTGACAAGCAGTATAAAGTAGCGTAGAATAGATTCTGTTGTGAGATTCAAATACGTTTGGATCGTGAAGTAAAGAGTTCCTTAAAAAATCAGTATACCAGATTCCCGGATTAGCTCAGAGGTAGAGCAGCGTCTTGATAAGGCGAAGGCGGATGGATCGTTACCATCATCCGGGACCATAGTGAAGTGCATTGCCGAACAGACAAATGGTGGCGAGCCGATGAGTAGTGCATTTCACTATGGTAACCCGACTAACTGTGATACGAGCGTCAACTGCTCGGTAGCGGTTACCATAAAGTCCGATGTGAAATGAAGGTCAAAGTTTTTCGAGACTCAATTGGCAGTGATTTTCATCTTCGGACACCATATTGAAGCACATTGAGTTGGACTTCGTACAAAGTCCAATGGGGAGTTGAAGGTAGAAGAAGCGGCCGCTCTGTCTACCACATACACTCCGAGATACCAGTGTGTTTCAATATGGTAGCAATACCAGAACACGTGGCCATCAGCGTGTATAAAGGCGGCGAGTCTTAAACGAAGTCGGTGACGGGATAGGTAGAACAGTTACTCCGAAAATGTAACGCCGGATTTTGTAACCGGCAATCATATTGAAGCATATTCTATCAGGGCAGTATTGTTCGGCGGTTTAGAGCCGTGAGTATGTTTCAATATGGTTCCTTAGTATATCGGTTAGTATAGCGGCTTGTCACGCCGCAGGGACGGGTTCGACTCCCGTAGGGACCGCCAAGTTCAATGGTGATTGTAGCACAATGGTAGTGCCCCGGATTGTGAGTCCGTAAAGTGTGAGTTCGAATCTCATCAATCACCCCAAAGTTTTGCCTTCGTCGGTTAGTGGTAAACCAACGGTTTTGTAATCCGTGACTGTCTGTTCGATTCAGACCGAAGGCACCAAAATTATACACCGTTCGTCTAGCGGTCTAGGACATCGCCCTTTCAAGGCGAAGATCACGGGTTCAAATCCCGTACGGTGTGCCAGATTATTCCGTCATTAGTTCAGCAGAATAGAACACTTGACTACGAATCAAGAGGTCGGGGGTTTGAATCCTTCATGACGGGCCAGAATTGCCGCTTTAGCTGATGTGGTCATAGCAGGCGCCTGAAGAGCGTCGGAACGTGGTTCGATCCCACGAGGCGGCACCAATGCGGGTATAACTTAGTGGTAAAGTAACTGGCTTTTAACCAGTAAACCGGAGTTCAATTCTCCGTGCCCGTACCAGATTATTCCGAAATAGCTCAGTCGGTAGAGCGACGGACTGTTAATCCGCAGGTCCCTGGTTCGAGCCCAGGTTTCGGAGCCAATTCATTGGGTACTGTTCCCTACGGCGGACTGTAAATCCGTTGCCATAATATGTAGGGTGGTCGGCAGTTAGGTTCAATTCCTTCAGTACCCACCAATATCTCGGAGTAGTTCCAATTGGCAGAACGATGGTCTCCAAAACCATATGTTGGCGGTTCGAATCCGTCCTCCGAGGCCAGATCCCCGGCCCTACGCCGGTTATCAAGTAGGCGCAATAAGACTAGCGTTAGAAGTCTTAGGTATTCATACCTGCCTCCCTTCGGGCTATTCATCCGAAAGGGTAAAACGTATGTGTGGGTCTTACCAGCCCCGAGTAGGTATGGACAGGGCAACAACTCAAATCGGGGCTTCTGGGAAGAAGTAGCCGACCGAATTTACGGGGGGTTAGTGATAACGGTAGCACAGGGGCTTTGCAAGCCTTTAGTAGGAGTTCGATTCTCCTATCCTCCACCAAATCATGTGTCGGTGGCTGAGTGGTCCAAAGCAACGGTCTGCAAAATCGTAAAGCCGCCAGTTCGAATCTGGCCCGGCACTCCACATATAAGCCCAGATGATGGAATAGGTATACATATTGGACTTAAAATTCAAGTTATGCGGGTTCAAATCCCGCTCTGGGTACCAATAACTCGGATTGGTGAAATGGTATCATTCGTGCTTTGGGAGCATGAGGCGCAAGTTCGATTCTTGCATCCGAGACCAAAAGATGTTATAATAGCCCGTGTGGTGCAATTGGTAGACACGCTTGACTTAGGATCAAGATGTTGAGGGTTCGAATCCTTCTACGGGCACCAGTATAAAGTTTATTGCGGTGAGTCAGGAGAGAAGAGGGTCTCATAAGCCTTTCTTAGGTGGTTCGAATCCACCCGCCGCAACCAGAAATGCGGGTATGGTGTTTAACGGTTAGCATGTCAGTCTTCCAAACTGAAGGTCCGAGTTCAAATCTCGATGCCCGCTCCAGCGATCTTAAGTAATTACCAATAAAATCTTAAACCTATCATATAATTGTTTATCGCAGCACCACCATGAGAGATTGTCCGTGCAGTCAGAAATATAGTTCTATTTCTATCCGATAAGTAATCGGTGAAAAAGTAACTTCCAACTAATAATGATATAAAATATAAATCAATTTTATCTGTTGAAGGATTTTTACCTAAAATTAAATTTTTTTCATAGTAACCAAGATGATACTTGTTAGGCAAATCTCTTGTTAATAGCCAATCAGCCGTCATTGCAGCGGTTGATGCAATAAAAAGATTTTTATTTTTATCGGACCAATCTTCCCAGTGACTGTAACATACGGGAGAGAGTGTGAATAGGAGACTGTAAAGAAATATTTTTAGCATATAACTATTATTTATGAGCCTTGTTAGTTTAATGGTAAAACGCTGCCCTTACAAGACAGATAGCGGTGGTTCGATTCCATCACAAGGCACCAAAGTATATCACCGTGGTCTAATGGATAAGGCAACGCTCTTCTAAAGCGTCCGATGGGGGTTCGAATCCCTCCGGTGGTACCAATCAATTAATTTAACACAGGAGATTATCATGGCCGCAACATGGCTTATATCAGATACGCATTTCGGTCATGATAAAACATGTACCGTTTTTAAAAGAGATGACGGGACTCCACTCAGACCATTCAAAGATGCTGAAGAAATGGACGAAGAAATGGTCAAGCGTTGGAACGAACGAGTAAGCAAGAAAGATAAAGTATACCATTTGGGGGATGTTGTCATTGCAAGAAAATCGTTAGCAACTTTATATCGTTTAAACGGTGATAAAGTTTTGATCAAAGGTAATCATGATATCTTTAAATTGGATGATTACACAAAACACTTTAGAGATATTCGTGGATACCATGTAATGGCTGGGCTTATTTTCAGTCATGTACCTGTTCATGCTGATAGCATTGAAAGATTTGGGTGTAATGTTCACGGGCATCTACACCATAGAAGAGTTCTTGTCAATGGTAAAATTGATCCAAGATACTTCAATGTGAGTGTAGAATGCATCGACTTTGCACCAATTCTTTTAGAGGATCTTAGAACAAAAATCCTTGAGCAAGGCGGTGATGTTGTAATGAAAAAGTCTAAGCATGATGTTGATTGATGGGGATTCGCCAAGTTGGTAAGGCATCGGATTTTGATTCCGACACGCACAGGTTCGAATCCTGTATCCCCTACCAACTATCAAGCCAATAGAAATAATTCATGAAAAATATAGCACTTATAGTTATACATAATGTTACGATAAACCATTTACGGAGGACGAAATGTCTCTAACACTGAAAAATTTGGAGAGTGCATTAGCAGGTGAATCTATGGCTCACATTAAGTATAGATATTTTGCTAAGATTGCACGAGATGAAGGCTACGAAGATGTAGCAAAGCATTTTGAACATACAGCAGACCAAGAAATCAAACATGCATGGGGCCATCTTGAATTGATTCTTGGTAAGATTGATACACGCCAAGCATTGCAAAAGGCTATCGAAGGTGAAACATATGAGTTCACGACCATGTATCCAGGATTTGTAGCGGATGCAATCAAAGAGGCTGAAGACTTTGCAGTACATGAATTTAGAAATAACATTCAAGAAAGTTCCGATCATGCAAAGCAGTTCAAAGAACGATTAGCGTTAGCAGAAAAACGATTTGCAGCACTACAAAAAGTAGAACAGAAACATGCAAATGCTTACAAACAAGTTCTGGAGAATCTATAATGGAAAAAGAAAAGGACTACGTGTGTATTGTCTGCGGTCATCGTCTTGCTGAATCAGACTACCTTTCATTACCAGAAGAAGTTGGTTGCCCTGAATGTGGTGTTTCAAAGCATGATTACTACTTAGAAGATTTTGGAGATTGATATATAGGAAGAGTTAGCCGAGTTGGACTAGCGGCGACGGTCTTGAAAACCGTAGGCTCAGAAATGGGTGTGTGAGTTCGAGTCTCACCTCTTCCACCAACATCACTAAGGAAATATTATGGCAACAAGAGTACCAAAAACAAGTAAGAAAAAGTCTGAAGGATCAAAATCAATACCAACAAAAACTACTATTACGCAAGTTGATAATTTAAAATATCTTGACGGCACTGTAGAAGGCGAATATAGTAGAAGCGTTTATGTCAATAACGAATTGGTCAGTTTTGATATTGATTGGAAGAAGTTGGAAGACTATATGAAGAAGGTTGGCTGAGTGGTCGAAAGCAGCGGTTTGCTAAACCGTAGGCTGGCGAAAGCTGGCCCATGGGTTCGAATCCCATACCTTCTGCCAGAAATGCGGGTATGATGTAATGGTAACCTGAAACCTTGCCAAGGTTTACATGCGAGTTCGATTCTCGCTACCCGCTCCATACATAAAAGGAGTGAATCGTGAAGCTAAATTTGGCTGAAGTAACGGCCTTCATTGAGAGTCAAAGCCCAGAAACTAAAATTTACATTGGTTGTGACTCTGAGCGTTACAAAAAAGATAACATCTGGTATGCTGATTTCACTCTTGCAATTGTAGTCCACATTGATGGTAAGCATGGTTGCAGAATCTTTGGTGAAGTCCAGACGGAGCGTGATTACGATCAGAAAGCATCTAAACCAACTTATCGACTGATGACGGAAGTCTACAAAATTTCGGAGTTATACCTCAAACTGGCTGATGTGCTGGTGGACCGGGATGTAGAAGTTCACCTGGACATCAATCCGAACGAGGAACACAATAGCAGCGTGGTGCTCTCACAAGCGATTGGATACATCAAAGGCACTTGTAACGTGATTCCTTTAGTCAAACCACAAGCATTTGCAGCCTCCTATTGTGCAGATAGGCTCAAAGAAATCATGGCCAATCGGCGTGTTGCATAAAAACAACACGCTTGACACAGCCGGTATCCTATGAGATAATGAATTTGTCGAAAAAATGTGAGGTTATCATGGCTAAAGTTGTTGTCAATCTAAACAAATCCACTCTAACTGCTAAGAAATTGGTTGTCTATACTATTCTTCGTGTCAATGGAGATGCCGTGAAGCCAGCCACAAACAAATTTTTTCCAACTCGGACAGCAGCAAGAACGGCAGCAGCATTGATGAATGCAAAAGCCGGCAAATTTTGTAATCGTGTAGCCAAAACTGTTTTGGTTCATGCATAGAAAGGAATAATCATGCCTAATTGGTGTTATAATAATATTACTCTTCGTGGACCTCAATCCGAGATTGATCGAATTGAAAAGTTCCTTGAAGAACGAAAAGGTAAAAACTGGTTTGATTTTTTTCGGGCAATGCCAGATGAGATTCGTGAGCAGAAAGATGCGTGGTACGGATGGAATCTTGAAAACTATGGCTGCAAATGGAATTGTGATGCAGCAGATTGGTATGTGAATGCAGGCGAAATCAATTTTACTTTTGATTCTCCGTGGGCACCACCGACTGCGTTATATGAATTTATTGATGCTGAAAGTGAATTTGAAATTGAAGCACATTACTACGAAGAGGGTATGCAGTTTGTTGGTCGGTTTGTTGATGGTGAAGATGAATATTATGAGTTTCAAACACTAGAGGATTTGGATGATATTCCTGATGATATTGTAACTCATTGGGGTATTCGTGAGATGATGGAAGATAGATTAGAAGACGAAGATGAAGACTGGGATGCAGAAGAAGAACTTCAAAAGATTGTGGATGAAAAAAATGAAAGCGAGAAAAAGAAATCTAGTGGCTAAGGATCTACGGACATCGAAGTATCGGATGCGAGTTGTTGTTAGCAAAAAGAAAAAGCAACCTAAACACAAGGAACGGTATGATGTATCATGAGAACATGGGTCCACGTCAAAGCATTGCTTCAGAGTTGTTGGATACCATTCGCTTTGGTGATCTTGACCGCATTCGTGGTGCAGGTAGTTATGCTAAGAAAAGTCTTGACAATGGTGACGCATATGTGATACCTTTTGGAAAGTCTAAAGAATTTTATGGTGCAGTCCTTGTTCATACACCTAAAAGCATTGAGGTTAAATACATACAAAACAAAAAGACACGGAGCGTTAAATTCAAACGCTTATACGAAGTAAAACAATTTTTCTGTAAAGAGTTAGTTCATGGAATTTAAGTGGAAAGAAACACCTCAAATGAGTTACTTATACCGAGAATCAGATGGTAGAGTTCTCGGTGCAGTATGGCATTACACTATGAATAGTGCAGTGTATAGTTCTAAAATTTTTACTGAAACATTTCCTTTCACGAATGAATGCGAAAAGTTTTTAGGTCACTACATTACCGAATCAGCAGCAAAGCGATCCGTAGAAGCATATTGGATGAAGCAGTCAAACACTCTTGAATACCACACGGATATCATTGAATGAAAAAGAAAAGATTACTCAAAGCAGATACAGTCAATCCTGAAATCAAACAGCGAATCAAGCAACTCAGATCCGTGATGTTGATTCATTCTTGTTTGTATTATGAATTGAATGACAGTGTTATGTCGGATCATGAATGGCAACGATTAGCAGATGAGTTAACAGAATTACAGACTAAGTATCCTGATGAATGTACTATGAATTTTTATGATCAATGGTTTGAGAATTGGGACGGCAGTACAGGATATCATTTGCCACTCCGTGATCCTTGGGTATACGGTAAAGCACAATACATGAGCAAATTATATAAAGGAATGTGACATGCTCTGGGCAGTTATAAATTTTATTGCAGCATGGTATTTTTGGACAGTATCTAAAGCAGCATTTGAAGCTAGAGAAAATTTCTCTGGTTGGACATGTATTTTTATCAGTGCATTAAACTTTGCTTCAGCAATGAGCACCATTACACCACCTATGAAATAAGGAATGATGATGAGAAATGAAATGAGAGAATGGCTACAAAATCGTGTACAGAGTTTACGTGAAGGTAAGCAGACGATGGATCAAATTGAAATAGATTATTACGACCATTTCTTTGAAGTGCATTCAGATATTCTTGAGACACTTTGGATTCAAGTTATGGAGGGTGAATTTGCATCATCCCAATCCTGATTGCGACCGTCATTGTAAATTTGTTTATGGATATAGCATGACTACTTCCATGTACTACAATCCTGTCTATGATCGACATGGTAACAATTTAAATCCAGACGGCAACATTACAAGTGGAACCATTGACTGTATAGAGTGTCATAAACGGTGGTCATACTCTACACAATATGGTAAAACAACATTTAGTGAGGTTATACAATGAACAACTACGAAAAACATGATAAAACGAAAAGGTAAATCATGGCTTACATTATGCGGAATGGTGATATTGTACCTGTAGCAATACCTGTAGGTAAGAGAATCAAAATTGGATCAATGTACAATCCACCTAAAGAAAACTATGTTGCGAACGATCAACTCTGGATACAAGACATCTTTACATTCAACCAGATTCCTTGGTATGCAATTAAAAATAGAATGCTCAAATATTTTATCTACTTTATATTTTGGGCGAGTGTAACTTATTCAATGGCAATGCTTGCGAGGTTCTATGGCTAAAGAAATCGGCAAAAGGTATTGGATAGATCCACCTGAAGGATGGAGATACGGCTTTCCTAAAATCTATCCGAACGACGGAAAAAAGAATGTACATGAGTGGTTAGTTGAGAATGGATATCCGCAAGAGAAAATAGACTATCTTGGTAGATTATTTTTTACACGGTCATGGGAAGCTGAAGATGGCGAAGAATGAGGACACAGAATTACAGTTAGCATTTGATGATACAATGGACTATTTGGATCGTGCATTGCTTCAGCATCATCCGTATGCTTTAGCAGCAGTCATGGTGAACTTAGGCTTTTCGTTATATAAAAGTTCATTGAG